GCGTTAACGCGAGCCATTGCCCACTGATCACGAGTCTTACCTGGTCGGTGACTAGATGAGAACGCTCCTGATCCTCTTCTGTAGACTGCCTTTAACATCGGAAGAGTTGCCTTGCGTCCAGGTGAGGCGTTCTTGTTGTGTTCCTCTATCTTGTTTCGAAGTGCCTTTTCAACCCTTGCACTAAATACTATCTTCTTTCCACCCGCGGCTGATCCTGGTGCGTTTTTCTTTGAGCCGTAGATGCGGTCCTTCTTAGGTGCTCTGCGTGACGCGGCAAATTCCTTCGCAGCTGCCGAGTCCTTTGGCACACAGTTTGGAACCATCTTTCCGTTCTTTTCCTTCATGCCAACCTGGACGTAGCCGTCCCAGCACGGACCTTGGGCTGCAGTAATAACCGGACCTAGCGCGTCTAGGCGAGCAGGACACATGCAAGTGATAGGGCATGGGCACTCTCCTGAAGGACAGTTTTCACAGGCGCAGCCAAGCTCGTCGCAAAACGGGCAGTCGTCATCGTTTCTAATAATTACTTCATCCATAGGCATGTCATCAGAGTCTTCATACTCGTCTGATGTAATGGGTTCCTCAACTGCAACAGGACTACTCTTTAGGCGTGAGTAAAGCTCGGCCATACGAAGAAGTATGTCCGCTGCCTCCTGTGAGTTTGGATCCTTGTGACTATCGTTATGCACCTGGTGTCTGCTCCTGTTCCTGGGTAGGTTCATCAATTTCATCAGAAGGAGGAGTAACTCCCGCTGCCTGATCTAGTGCTTGTTGAATCTCAGGTGGTATCGGTGCAGGTGACGATGCGTTTTGAACCTCACGGATCTTGTTCATAAACTCTGGAGAAATTGCATTTATCATCGCCTCGGTAAGCTCAGGAGATATCGCGCCCTTCTCAACAAGAAGACGAATCGCAAGTTCCTTTGCGTCAGGAGCATCTGCGGCGGAGAAGCCGTGTGCTCTTCTCCATGCCTCCATTGAGACCGCCATGCGGTCAAATCCAGAGTCAGCGTCAGCCGCACGGTCGTTACGTGTGGCAACCTGTGATGGGTCATACCAAACACAGATCTTCTTTACGTCCTCCTCAGGGAAGCCTGATGCGACGAGCGCTGGTCGTAGATAAACAACGGTGATGGCGTCTGCGATTAAAAGCATCAACGGCTCGATGTGTGCCTTGTATAAAGCCTCATCAATTTGAAGTGCGTTTGAGTACTTAACGTTTGCTAGTCCTGTAACTACGTCCTTAGGAACGTCAAGTCCCTGAAGGATACGCTCAAGAACGCGATCAGCGCGTTGGGCAAGCGCTGGGTCAAACGAACGCTCAAACTTAAACTGCTTAATCTTGTCGCCAAGCTCAGCAGGTCCGCGGATGATAAGTGGAACAACCGCACTTGCGGAGTCCTCATCACGGATCGGAGTTGTCATCGCGTCGATGAGCTGATCCTCAAACTCGTCCTCAGCCTCCTCAACTGTTACGCCTGGATTTAACTCGTTCTCGTCATCGTAAGGATAGTCAGGATCTCCCTGTGCGGCGACTGAAAGTCCGTCTGGTAGATATAGAGCTCCTGCGTTTAGGCGTGACCTTGCGGTCGCACGAAACGTTCTGTTCAACAGTAAAAGTTCAGCGCAAAGATCAAGTAAACCTCTTAGGCTTGAGTCAGCCTCCTCGGAGTAGCGTGGGTGAGCTCTCCAGATTCTTCCAACGAACGCCTGGTTTGGAAGCTTGATTGACTTATCACTGCCGCGACTTGCGGATCCCATGTCACGACGTGGAACGATCATGTACGCATTTTTTGAGTCAACCTGTAGCTCGTCAGTTGATCGGATGTCCCATGACTCCGGAACTCCCGTTCCTGCCTTTGCCGGGAACTGAACGAGGTAACACTCTCCACAAACTGACAAATTTAGCGCCGCATCACGTAATAAACCAGCCTGTCCTCCGTACGCGGAGTCAAGTCTTGACAGTGCACGCTCAGCCGCTGCCGCAAGTCGTGTATCAATGTAGTTACTTGAGCGAACTGACACAGGAGTCTCCGCTGGGTTATCTATTGCCGCGGCGAAGAGACGAATTCTTGAGACGACGGACGCAACTAAATTAAATGCGTACTTAACCTCACCGATCGCGTCATAGTACTCCCAAGCCTCACCCTGCCAGTCACTTGCACCTCCGGCACGACGTTGCTTAAAGTGTTCAACCTCACCCTTGTCGTTAAGAGGTATGCGGGCTGCTGCCGCTGTCATAGCTCGCGGTGAAGAATATGCAACAGGTTGCGCGAACGTTGATTCGCTTGTTATGAGAGTTACCTGGGTAGGTTTTGAGTTAATCATGTTTTGAGAACGAGAGGTTAGACGTGTTCTACGTGAGTTGTCTTTTCTAAATACTGCCACGTGATACTCCTCGTCTTTGGCTAACGGAACGTTGGATCATTACTGGTCCAGACGCGCGGTTATAAGGCTTGATACTGCCGACAGGGCAAATATACACCCTACCAGCAAAGTGATACTTGGATTTATGGCATAAAAGATCACGGTTGGAAGAGCAACCCACATGGATACACACCACTCGCATGTGAAGAAAAATCCTATGTAACTTGTCTCGGGAGGGAACCTGTCCCAGATCTTGTCTCTTACCGCCGCAAATATCTCGTCGGATACTATTGCTCTAGTTAGTCGAAATATTGCCAGGGCAAGTATGATAAACGTGATGCCTGACATGTGTGTTATGTGATATAGGTTCATGATGTTGGGTCCTTAATCGAGTCCATGGTTCGGTAGGGGCTCCAGCTCCGTAGACGGCTTCCACAGTTGCAGCCTTTTTGATACTTAAACGCGATGATCTTTCCAGACATAGTTATAAGCTGGGAGTCATCAGTCTTGTTTCCAGACCAGTTTAGGTCCGCAAGTCTTTCTGAAAAAATTAGGCGAGGTCCGGCGTGGTGATCGGCGGCAACCATGACGATGTTGCCCTTGTCATCTGACATGATCACAACGCGTACTCGCTCAAGATAACGAGCGCCAGAAACGTTACTAGAGGATGAGACCTTGACGGTCTTAAAGTCATCAACAACGTTTGGAGGAAAGACCGTAATAAACGCCGGAAAGAGATCATGAATTACCCTCATGAGGCAAGTGCACGATCTACTCGACGCTTCATCGCACGGTAGGTAACTCCTGACGCGCGGGCAAGCTCCGAGACCGTAACACCTCTTAGATAGAGTTGTCCTGCCATGGCTGTAAGTTCCATGTTCGCGGTGAAGGAAGTTGAGGATGGAGTTGTTCGAGATCGGTAGCGTCTAGCCAGCGGTGAAAGTCTCGCGATTCTCAACTGGTCATCATGTGGAATTCCTGGAGACCTAGGGCGCTGTCTCACGGACCTTGGCTTCTTCACAGGAGGAACGGGTACGTTGCCGAGTGATACGACCGTCTCCGGAAGTTTTTTAACTACCCAGGAACGAACCGTGGATCTTCTGCGCGGTGGATTAAACGCATCCGCGATGGACTGCAACGTCCACCCCACCTCACTGAGATCCTGGACCCTTCTCCATAGACTCTCCTTTGACAGAGTGGCGATCAGATCCTGCTCGCTCTTTGGTAGATCCGGAGTATGCATGTAGATACCGTATCATACTCTTTTGCCGATGTGTACATTTTGCGGCGATAAGATGATGTACAATTCGGATTATTTGATACCTTAAGGTTAACTGCCTTGGACGTGAGAGACCGCCTCGTATAGGGAGAGACATTTATTAAAACGTCTCCAACTATTTTTTAGAATAAAAATTATTTTGTAATGCGAGAATAAAAAGACCACGTACCGTTAGATACGTGGCCTTTGTAATTTTTTACGTTAGATAACAACGTTTACGTTTGAGTCTCCTTCAAAGATCTTCTTAAAGGTCTCAGCGTCTACCTTTCCAGTAGCTGCCAAGCCTTTGTCCTTTTGGAACTTCTCAACTGATATCATGGTGAGTTCTCCAAGCCAACCATCCTTATCTCCAGCAGCGTCCTTATATCCTAGTTGCTCTAGGCGACGTTGTAGGTGATGGATAGTTAATGACTTGCGCTCATAGATATTTTTGTATACACACTTTGCGAGGTATACATCATCCTTGTCGCCTTTTCCAACGACGTGTTTCTCCACGGGCTTTGCCGCGACAGGCACAGGCTTAACCTCAGGAGCAGCTGGCTTAGGTTCCTCAACCTTAACAGGCTCAGGCTTAGGTTCCTCAACCTTAACAGGCTCAGGAGCTGACGCCGCATTCTTTACCCAGTCAGGAAGTCCACTAGCCGTAGGGGTATCTTTGTTTTCTAAGTTTTCATTGTCCATAGGTTTATCTTAATCTAAGACTTTCCTATTGACTTGGGAAACTCCGACATGAACTCGGTGATCTTAGTCTCATGTGCCGTACCGTCGTAGGCGTTTGGACCTAGACCCCATGAGCTCCAGTCCTTACCGCCGTTTGTCATGTGAAACGCGATCTGCGCGTTTGTGACAGGGTCAAAGAGCTCCCTGTTTGTTTCGATGCCGAACTTATCACGACGTGCCGCACCGAGGTCTCCGATCATGTTGATCTGAAACAGCCCGTATGAGTTATCACCTGTGCTGGTGTTGTCGTTGTGAGCCACGGGGCGACCACCTGATTCCTTCTTGGTCACCGCCCAGGCAAGCTTAAGTTGCTTACCCTTGAAGCCCACCGCATCGAGAAGCTCGATGAGTTGGTCATCGTTGAGAGCCTTGGCTCCCTTGTACTTAACGAGTGGATCCGTTACTACCGACGGGGTAGGAATTGATCCGACCAGTTGTACTGTTGCCGAGCTTGAGCTTATGTTTAACACCATAAGTACCCCAAGCGTTAGTGCCGTAATATAGGCCGCTGTCGACATTGCCATTCCACGTATTGTGATTTGCAACGCTAGTTCGCCTCCTTAGGTTAGGGATGGGACAACCTGGCAATACCGCACCAGGTTTCTTGCTGTCGCCGTGCTTCTCAGACCTTGGCCTGTCCTCTACCGCTTGCACAGCGTGGGAGATAAGAAGGGTTGACAATGTCGTTCCTTTCGTCTCTCCGTAGTGGGCTGTTTAGCCCGTAGGTATAACTATACCATAGACTGGGTAAAACAGGCACCAGGTAGGCGCCTGTTTCCCACAGATGGCTAGTTTTTAGCTTCTCATAGATAATAGTGCCGATGATACCGAGGCTAACCCTAGGGCTAGGACAAGTGAGCCGCTCTCAGGGGAACTGAGCGCCACGAGTACCGCCACGGTGGCTGAGCCAGCGGCAATTATTGAAGGCCAGGCTAGCTCCCGAAGGACCAGCAGTAGGTTGTTCATTAGATAACCTTTGCCTTGCGGGTTTTACCCTTAAGTCTATCGGAGGTGTTCCGTATCGGTGTGCCTGCCTCCTGAATTAGCTTACGGGCCTTGCCGTAGGTAACTCCAAGTTCCTGGGCTACCTCAACGACAGACTTACCTGCCGTATACAGCGACGCGGCCTGCGTAGGTGTAATTGTTGACACTGTTGTTCCTTTCGTAGTTTCTTCATTTTCACGCTCTAACAGCAAGGCACGCGAACGAGCGATTAACTCGCCTGCCTCTTTGAGCAAAGTGGTACTGCTCAAGACTTTTTGCCTTTTTCAGGCTTTGGGGGAGTTCTTCCGTGGTTGTTGCAAAGTATCTTTCCGCCCCAGGCTCCTCTTGGCTTTAGGTTGTTATCACACTCTGAGCCGTATCCAGCGGCATAGCACCTTAGCTTCTCGGTTTTTCCGATGGCTGTGGTCAAGGCAACGAGTGCTCGCTTAGTTACGCTGTCCTTGATTAAAAATCCATCCTCCTCGTGACATCCGGCACATAGGTACTCGTTGCGCCGGTGAACTGGGTCACGAAACGCAGTTGGACTGCCGCAACGATCACAGTGCTGTACGAAGCGTATGTTTGCGGTTAACCTCTTGTAGTCATCGGCGCACATAAGCTTCTCATCAAGTTCATAGACGAGTACGTTTGCATCACCGCACAAGGAACAGGTGTCATACACGTAGTGCTTATCACGTTGGTTCGTGCCTCGCATGTTGGTCCTCCGTATTCGTCCTTAGGAAGAATATATTCCTTATTCCTCTTCTTGTAAACCCTCTGGTTCGTGTTTCTTCACTATTCCGGCAAGTTGTGGTCCCCACATGCGCTCGCCAGGTTGAAGGTTCTCCTCATCCGGGATAAAGTTAACATGTATGATATTGCTCATGCTAACCTTTTAATGTGGTCGGTAGAAACATCGATGCACCAGCCATCACTTTTGAGGGCGGCACAGTATAAACAAGGGTACTCGGCCTTGTTGTTAGTCCAGTAGATAAAAAATGCTTCACCACAATTTGAACAACTTGCAGCTACTACTTTTCTACTTGACGTTTCCGTCGTGCTACTCACTTGTTTTTCCTTGGATTAACTACGCCAAGTAAAGGTTCAAGTTTGATGGTGTTCTTTTTGTAGCGGTAGAACTTGACGGCGGCAAATACCGCGGCAATCGCTAGAATCAGAAATACGTTGATCTCAAGCATAAAGAGATCTCGTATGTATATTGAAAAGATACTTCCATAAATGTCCATGCTAAACAGTGCGTCCATGCTTATCTCTCCTTATTTTCGGTTCGCAAACTCGGTGTCCGCGATGTCGTCCATTGCAGCCGCAAGAAGCATCGCAGGGAAGAATCCTAGGATGCCCATGATCACGGCGCCAACGAAGGTTAGTAGGCTTTCGCCTGCGAAGAAAAACATCGCTGAGTAGATTACCCACACTGTAGCAACGAACTTCATTGCCACGGCGTATCTACGAAAACGATAACCTCTAAAGTTATTGATCTTGATCTTCATGGGGAATTTCCTTTCGTCGTTTTGTCCTTGGGATAATTATATCAGGAATATCAGGAAGAAGACTCCTACCGAAACACCGGGACTTCAATAGGAAGCTTCTACCTTGATGACTTCCTCTAGCATCTCTTTTAAGGCCTCCAGTTTTGCTCTGTGATACCTGCTTCTATTTCTGTCCGTATCAGTAAGCAAAAAGTCTGTGTGATACTTAATTCTGTCAAGTATCTTTTCCCGCATAGAAAGATTTCCAAACCTGTCGTATGCATCTTTAGGAGGTCTTGTTAACTGTGCCTCTAGTTGTGCCCTAATTATGTTGTTCATGAGGCAAGTACTCCCTGTAATCCTTCGTCGTCTCCAAAGTCGGCAGGACTTATAAATTCCAACAACTGACTGAATAAATAAATCAAACCTTCTTGTTCTTGTTGCTTTCGATCGTATGGTTCTTCGTAAAGGTCATACGTTGAAATCTCAAGTGTGTCATAGAAGTCATCTGCCTCTAGTTCAAGTGCGTAGTTTGTGTAATTTTTCATGAGGAAACTCTTAGGGGATGTCGCCCCTTAAAATTATTGATTTCATTTAGAGAACGACTAAACGACTCAACGTCAATCATCAAGTCCCAGTCCTCCGCGCGGACATCAAGTAGAAACACCGCAGGAGTTAGTTTCTCGTTGTGCGGTTGCCATACATGCGCCATCACCCTTACGCGATGGTGCGTGATATCTCTGTTTGTATGCCCTTGGTGGTCGAAGAGCATTAGCTCTAGGACATGAAACCCACCTATCTCTAGGTTGAGTTTCTTTATGTCGGGATACTGGTTTAGGCCAAGTACCTCGGCAGTTTGAATTAACCTTTTCAGGTTATGTGTATTTACTACCTTTATGTTTGTGTTTGTCATAAGGTTAATTATATCAGGTTTTACCTGACGGAGAACCCACCCTTGCCCCTAAAACTCGGGATCTTTCGGTGAGCCGGTGACTTGGCCTTGATCTTCCCGCCCATAAACCCAGAGGGCGGCTTGATCAGAAGCGCCGTAAGGGCGTGGACCAGCGCGTCGACCCGGTCAGGAGACTTGCCCTCGCCTGGGATCCATGCACACATCTGGGACTCTAGGTCTCCTAGGTAGCCCACGTGGTGAACGCGGATTTGCTCGTAGGCCAGGGTGATCGGCTCGGCCCTTAGGGCCTTTCCGTGCTTGGAGTGAACCTCAAGAACCTTTACCGCTGGGTCAATGGTGTTAATGGCATTACGAACCAGCGCGCCTCCCTGGTTAACCTCGGCAACCACAGGGCAGCCCCACTTGCGGGCCATCTGAACTACTCGGTTTGCCCACACGTCAGGCGAGCCGTGAATCGACGCGTCCTCAAGCACCCAGCTCTGACGCTTGTAAAGATCTCGCTCGCCGGTCGAGGCTACGACAACTATTCCGCACTCGTCTCGTGGATTTTCAGCCACGGAAGGATCTACACCAATGCAGCGTAGCGGAGTTCCGATCGGATACTGCATGTCGCGTCCCTTGTCGATAAGTTCCTGTGTCCATAGAGCTCCCTCAACATCTGAGAGCATCTCACCGTATAGTTCCTGGCTTGCCAGACGTGTACCTTCGTAAACGCCAAGTATTGCGTCCAGGTAGGTCTTAGAAAGGTTTCCGGTGTTGTCCATAGTTGATCCACGTGTAATCTTTACTCGCCCTGTCTTCTCAGCCTCAGACATGAGCTGGTAAAGAAGTGGAACTCGCTTAGGAGTTGTGGTAATCATAATTTTTGGATTAGCTCCAAGACGAGTTCCAACGCGAAGGTTATCGAACGCTGTCATTCCAGCCGCATCGGGAGTTTGTCTCCAGGCTGCGACCTCATCGCCCCAGGCGTGTGTAAACTGTGGACCGCGAAGTGAATCTGGTTCGTCAGCTGTAAAGCAGGTAGCTGTATTTCCGTTGGGCCATGTTAATCTTCTCTTTGATGGTTCGTACAGTGGGCGCTCGCTAGGAGGGGTTACGTTAATAATTCCTGACTCACCCTCAACTATAACGTCACGTACGTCGGCTGCTGTACGAGCTACAAGTGCAAAACGCTTTTGTCCTTTGCTTGCGTCACGCGCCTCCTGCCGCACCCACTCGGCTGCTGTTCTAGTCTTACCAGCTCCGCGACCAGCCATATAAAGCCAGATCGACCACTCACCTTCAGGCGGTTGCTGTTCGGGTCGTCCCCAGACAGACCAGTCCCAAAGAAGTTGATCGGCATCGAATCCAGCAAGCACAGCTTGCTTCTCCTCCTCGGAGAGTAACGCTAACTTTTCCATCATGCTTTTTGCCATGTGTACTATAGTACATTAAATAAGTAAAAGCTAGGCGGATAGGTACGCCTAGCTTCTACAGAAAGGATGTCTCGACCTGGTAAACTGAGGATCCACCAAGGAGACCCCCGCTTAGGTATGAACGGACCTTGCGGTTAATAAAATTATATTACCTTTTGGCAAAAATTGAAACCTCGTCATATACCGCATCAACAACTCTTGCCCAGATGGCTGGAGTATGATCGAACGGCTGGTATCCACCAGCTCCTCCGATAAGTACCCTGCCATCACAGTATGTGGACGCAATTCGCCCAACTGTATGAGCCGCAAAGTCATATCCGTAGTAGTCAAAGTTAAGCGTGGATAATGGATCTGTGCGATGAGCATCAGCTCCGGTGGCCAGCAGAATCACATCCGGCTTGATCTTGTCCGCAAGTGTCTCAATCTTATTCATGACCTCTATAAACTTACCATCACCACTTGAAGGATCAAGTGCCCAGTTATAGATTCCTTTTTCCGGCGTATGACCTTTCAGTCCTGTGCCAGGGAAGATAACTGAGTCATGAATAGAACACGTCACAAGATCTGGTTCATCCGCAAGAAGATTTTCTACGCCATCTCCATGATGAGCGTCCCAGTCGATGTACATGACCTTCATGCCATTTTTCTGAAACTCCTTTGCGGCCCATGCCATGTCGTTAAACACGCAGAAGCCAGAGCTGTGATCGTACTGAGCGTGGTGCTTAGCTCCCTGAGGATTAAACCCAATTCTTAGCTCGTCGGCAAGCATCTTCTCTGTAAGCCGAACTGTTCCGGCAAACATGTGAAGGGCGACCTTACCTAGCTCAACCTGGTCAGGATACCACTCGCCGCAGTGTCCATCGTCAAGAACTTTAGAAACATAGTCCTTGTCGTGAATGGACTCAACCTTAGCTCGGTCTCCATCTTGGATGTCTGGTTTTACGATGACGAGGTCATGGTCATTGGATAGAAGTTTTGTTGCGTACTTTGCACGCACAGGGTTAGTAGGATGTGAATCGTTTGTCCTACCGCCTAGCTTCCAGCCAAGATATACGTCGTCATACGCTACGTGTATCTTATCTTTCAAGAGGCACCTCATCTGACATAACTAGGTAATCAACGAAGTGTCTGTTTAACAAGACAGCCTTTGATCTTTTCTCCCGCATAAGATTTATCGCATCATTTGCCTTGTACCCATGTTTCATAAGAACATGAGCCATGACAAGACCTGAGCGGTTAATTCCAGCCTGACAGCGAACTAGCACACGCTTACCTGATGTCCAGGCACTGTATGCAAAGTCAGCAGCTCTTTGAACCGCATCAAAATCTATGTGGCCGATGTCTGAGTCATAAAATCCATAACGAATCTCCTCAACTAACCAGTCAGCAGGTCGTGCCCATGCGTAAAGTGTTACGACCGTATCAAAATCATCCTTAGTTATCATGCGTGGTTTATAGACGTCAACACCTGTTTCAATTGTGTCATCGTCGTCCGTACCACCTAGCCATAAACCTGGGAGGATCTCACTCCATAGGGGGAAGTCCCAACCGATGTCGTGCACCGGAGCATATAGGCTGCTATCCTCTATAATCTTCATTATTCGTTGTCCTCTTCGCCTTGCGTCATTATCTCCCAACATTGTGGGTGAATACCTGTTTTCATCTGTTCTCTTAGTGCCTTGTCCAAATCAGGAAGTGCATCTTGAATCAACATTCCAAAGTTCCACTTAAAGAAACCATCAGCAGGAACCTCAACTACACCGGTTTTCTTACATATACCGCATAGGGGAGTTTCAACTAGATATGTGCTGTCCAATGTACTCATGATCTGTCCTTTCGTCATTTGATAGGTCTATTATATCAGGTTTTAGTACCCTTCTGAGACATGATCGTTATGTCTCCACCTGAGTATGCATCCCAACGAATAGAAACCTCAATTGCCTTGCGAAGTAACTTCTCTGCCTCCTCTGGGTTCTTAGCCTTTTCAGCCTGCAGAGCTCCAAGAGCTCCAAGAGCGTACTTGCCGCCTGAACCGGCAACGTAAAGTCCACGTCGACATCTTTCCCAAGAGTAGTCCTCGGCAATGCTATAAAGATTTCCCTTAACCGCAACGATGAAGTTGTTGTCGTTATACGCAACGTCTCCGTCGTCCTTCATGTCGTAGCCAGCCTTAATAAACGCCTGCCGCATGTTTGGTATGAAAACCTTTGTCATGTATTGATCTGTTGACTTACCGGTGTAGCGAGGAGCTGACCAACCAAACTGAAGTATGTTGATTCCACGTACCGCACCTGCACCTGCTATAAGAACAGGTCCATTTTGAAATGTCTTACCTGTAACGATCTGCATCATGAAACCAGATTCATCACTAGCTTGACTGTCTGCACCTATGGTGCACCAGCCATCACCTTGGATGGCCGCAAGAGTAGTCATGTTTCTCCCAAGAGGTCCTAAGCGCGTAGGACAACTGTATACTACACGTAGGGCCTAGGTCTTAAACTAGGTCTAGGATTGCTACCGGACAGGTTACGTTTGAAGACTCTACCTTCCCTGTGGTAGGATTTGTTCTAGCAAATCTTCCCATGGGGTTGTCTAAACGAACCACAACCTTCGTGCGATTCTTGGAGATAATCGTGGCGGTATGACCTACCATGTATCGAGTGCCTGTACTTTCATTAAACTTGACCCTATCACCGATGTTGTAGTCGTGAATGGTACGTCCCTTACGAACTGCCTTTAGGCGTAGGGCAACCGCATCATTGATCTTCCCGAGGGAAGAGTCATACGCACCTGAGGATATGTCAGTTAAAAGTGTTTCGATACTCATGGTACCTTCCTTTTGTCGTTAGGTACTATTATATCAGGATTCTACCTTTATCCTGTATCTATGCTTACATAACTCGCAAGTAACATACTGGTCTACGTTCCCCCAGTCATCGGTAACGAAGTCTTCATCCCAGACGCTTAGGCAGGGTTGCCCGCCGAAACACTCGTCGCATCGTTCCTTGCATACTATCTCCAGGGTTATCTCCTGTGAGTAGATGCCTGAGCCCATCATTGAGCCTGCTGGATAATAGCTCATTAGCTTTTAACCAGATTTTCCATGTCACGCTTGATCTGCGCATAGATATTTGCACAAGGGTAGCAATAGGTATCTGGTAAAACCTCAAGTACAACCGCATCAATTCCGGAGTATACTAACTCTGTGTTTTTACAGTTGTACGATTTACAAATTTTCATTATTTACCTTCCTTTCCTTTATTAAAGATACTTTTACAACTCTTACAAACTCTGGTTTATCTTTTAGTAAACCGTGAGTTATATCCCAGATATGCTCACGCCTTCCTTCATCAATTCTCTGCTTTCCTAGATGTTGAGGACTAGAACTTTCACCTAAGCCTTCTTGAACAGGGAAGCCCCAAGTATTAACATCAACTTCAATGGTTACTAATGCTTTAGTCATTGTGCTAGTCCTTCCGTCATTTAGTTAATTATATCAGGTAGGGCGCCTACTTCTCCTTAGGCGCCATACCCGAGTTTTTACTTACTTTGCTTTTGGGAACTTCTTAGCTCCCTTACGAAATTGGCTCATAAATCTTGAAGCCTCCTTCGTAGATGCTACCTGCATCTTCTCACCTGTTGAGGTGTTGAATACTAGGTAGTGTGCACTATCTACCGCACGCAGTACAGCAAGCGTCTTACGCTTACGGAAGTACGCAGGTGTATAGCCTGATGGTAGCTTAACTCCACGCTTCAAAGGGGGAAGAGTTTCTACTCGAGTCCCTGGCTTTGTTCGCGCAGGTTTGGCTACGGGCTTGGCAGCTTTTGTTGCCATGCTCGTCCTTTCGTCATTGCTGGCAGGGGTGCCAACTCTTTAATTATATTAGGTATGGAAGGTTTTGTAAAACGAGTTAGTCATAGGCAAAGTCATTACAGACAGGAAGGGCGTGGGTACGCCAGTCCCTAATTACTCTGTCAAGAAGATCTTCGTACTTAGGATTATCTATCTTAAGTCTCGTAAGGGCGGCAAGGTCAATCAACGTATCGATGTGACTCTGCCTGTGTTCCTCGGGAGTCATAGAGCAGTGTGGGCAACTCAAGATAGAACCTTAAAGTTAGGGTGAAGCGCTTCCTTGACCAATGATACTACGTCTCTGGAGTGTCCTCCGATGTGATACTCGCATACCTCATCCATTCCTGGAGTTCCAAGTTCATATCTCTTCCAGTCGTAGATGGTTGCGATCTCATCGTTGTCAAATCGAACTATCCACTCAAGGGATATCTTATCGGTATCCTCCTCGAAGCGAATTGGTTCACCAAATGTATCTATTAAGTCGCGTTGGGTTGTGGTAACATAACCCTGAAGTGATGTGCCTATCGCGTTAATGTCATGACTTGCATAGAATTCCATCGTAGGTCCTTTCGTTGTTTGGTTAATTATATCAGGTTATGCTGATATTTTGACCTGTTTCCAGGATTGATCCTTGATAATTTTTTGAAGTTCCTTGTTGCCCTCAAGGGCAATCAGGACAAGTTGTAGCTCGTCCTCGGTAAGCTTGATCTTAAAGTCCATGGTATCTCTCCTCTCCATGGATCAATTATATCAGGACTTTGGAGTCTTTAGCTCCAGTTTTATGAATTCCTTAGCCCAACGGGTAAGCCCAGCCTCGTGGCGGGTCTTGTGGTGACCGCACATAAATAGCTCGCCGGAGTCTCCAACGATCTTCCAGGTAGCTCGTGCAACCTGGCACGAGTCACATTGAACCCACTCTGAAAACGTGGGATCCTTAACAGGTTGCTCTAGTGTAGTTTTCATGAGCTAATCTTACTGTTGTTCTTCGTCGGTGTCTTCGTCAAACAGCTCAGGACGCAACGCGGAATCGTAAAGATCACCGCGGAACGAGTTAGAGCCGAACGAGATGTCCTCCTCCATTAGCTTATTGATTGAGAGAACGGCGGTATGCCCCTCGCTAGGAAACATGATTACAAGTTTTGTGTCTCCGTCGTTTGGGTCATCGACAAGCGCAACGCGAAAACCTATTCCGGCAACACCGTTACGATGAAAGTCTGAGTCTACTATCTGTAGTAGGTCTGGGTCGAACTTCATGATGTCTTCCTTTCCGGTCTCCTCTGGCTGATCTCAAGCTTGGACATATCGTATCCTTTTTTCTTTATCCATGCCTTAGCCGTATCGACGTCCACAAACTGGCCAAGCCACTCGTCTCCATCGAACACATTTACTAGGTCATATAACTCGCTCATTTTGGTTCCTTCCGCCGATAGCCCTGTTGGCACTATGGATAGTTTGATACGCCTTACTTTTTCCACTACTAGACGCGTAGCCGTATCGAACTAGTCTAAACATGATGGCTCCGTGGGTCACGCCTAGAAGTTTTGCGATGTGTGATGCCGGAACTCCCTCAACGTTGATGACCTGGTTTAGAAGAGCTGAGAACTCCTCGGCCTCCTTGCGGTAGTTTGGACTGTTAGATCTAACAAGCGCCGCAAGTGGTTGCAGTTGTTTAAGTCTTGCTAATGTCTTTTCTGAAGGCTCAGGAAAATATGAAATCTGCTCAAGAGAATACTCAACCGGCAGGTCAGGAGTAGGGAAGGTTCCGGGAGACGTCATTACACTTGCGACGTCTGCTAGGTTTGCCATTGACTCAAGTTGTCTTACGCGCTCGCGACATACGTTAAGTGCTAATCCAATTGACTCAAGTGTCCAGCCCTTCTGGCGAAGTAGGTAGACGTATGCACTTTTAATTCCCTTGTCCTTGCGAGGAATTAAGTTTAGGATGACAGTAGGTTCAAACGGAAGCGTTAGCTTTTGTCTAACGACCTTTCCCTTTGGAACTAACTTATACTGTCTCTTGGCTGATTTTCCCATGTGTCTCCTTAGTCAGAGTTGTGATTTAGAAAGTCTGAGATGGTTTCATTGATCGCATCCTTGATCTCCTCAGAAAGTAGATCAATCTGCTCGTTTGAGAATGTCTTTAGCTCATCTCCACCGTAGGTCGTAAGTTCCTCAAGGTCCTCAACTGTGAGGACATAGTTTACGATCTCGTGGTTCTGTGGGTACTTGTCCATTTTAATCCTTTCGTCGTTGTAGGATCAATTATATCAGGTTTTCTTCCGTAAAGTAAACATTTCACTCCGGGGTTTTAAGAAGGTACCCTACCGGTGAGTAGGGTACCTGTGCCTTAGAATTATATGTTAGTGTACTTGCTTCCTTGTATAAAGTCTTTTGTAAAGATAGAGAAACCTCCTAAGTGTGGGTCTACACCATCAACAATAAGGTGGATTATGTAGCCTGTGTGGGAGGTATAGGATGTGAAGTGGTAGTAAGAACCTTGGTAGTAATGTTTTATGCCATACAACTTACCTACAGGGGTACTTAGATCTATTTCTGGAGTTTCTGAAAGTTCTATTTCTATACCTTGTTCTGTAAATATGTGGTAGGTGTTGTCTAAAGTTCTAACAATTAGTTCTACACCTTCATCACCCTCACCGCTAGCCACTATTACTGTACCTTGAGGAAGTGAAGGGTAGTT